CGCACCTGCCGGCCCGGCAGACCCATCCTGCCCGGGTGTCCCCGCCGGGCCTCTGATGCTGACGCTGGCCGGGTTCTGCTTCCCGCCGTCGTTCGTCCAACTGAGAACACCGGCTGCAGAAACAGACGGCGTGAACGTTGTGCCATCCTGCCCCGGCGTACCGTCCGCGCCCGCCGGGCCGGTGTCGCCCGGTTCGCCCTTCGGCCCCTGCTCGCCCGGCGCGCCGGTCTCGCCTTTGGGCCCCCTCTCGCCGGGGTCGCCCTTTGCGCCGTCTGCTCCGGGATCGCCCTTCGCACCTGGATCCCCCTTTTCGCCCTTCTCGCCGCGCGAGGGCTTTCCCGTGTCAGTCGTCCCGAGATACCAGTTTCCGTTCTTGCCGATGCTCGGGGTTATGCCGTCCGTTCCGCTGGCGCCCGCCGGGCCTGTGTCGCCCGGTTCGCCCTTCGGCCCCTGTTCGCCCGGATCTCCCTTGTCGCCCTTTGCGCCCTGCAACGGTCCGTTGTTGACCCACGCATTCGTCACGCCGTCGTAGATGTAAATGTCATACGGTGCAGCCGCGCCCACGCCGTAGGCGTCGCCGACCTCTGGATTCTTGACCGACGCCTGCAGCGCGGAGACCGAGCCGTAATAGCCCTTGACCGTAAAGCCCGTTCCCGTATCGCCCTTCGGGCCGGTCGGGCCTGCCGGACCCTGTGGGCCGGTCTTCCCCTGCGGGCCGGTTTCTCCCTGCGGGCCAGTCGCGCCCGTGTCGCCCTTCTCGCCTTTCTCTCCCTTTTCGCCGGGTTCCCCCTTCGGGCCAGTGTCGCCGGTCGCGCCTTTCGGGCCTTCCGCGCCGGTCGCGCCGGTGTCGCCCTTCGGCCCCTGCTCGCCCTGCGGGCCTGTCTCGCCCTTTGGCCCCTGCGAGCCGGTTTCTCCCTTCGGGCCCTGCGCGCCGGTGTCACCCTTCGCGCCGGTGTCTCCCTTCTCGCCCTTGACGGTCTCGACGTTAAAGTCAAATGTCTTCCCGTCCGAAAGCGCGATCGTGTACGTTGCCGTCGTCCCGCTCTGCGATTTCTTCGTGATCGACGTGATGCTCGCGCCCGCCTCGCCGGTCTCGCCCTGTGCGCCGGCAGGTCCGGTCTGCCCCTGCGGCCCCGCCGGTCCCGTCTCGCCCTTCGGCCCCTGCGGGCCCATGACCGAGCCGAGGTCTATCACGCTGCCGTCCGTCAGCGTGAAAATCAGCTTCCCCGCGTCCGTAACCTCCACGGCCTTTACCCCGCGGGAGATCAGCCCGCCGATCGTCACCGTGATCTGATTTGGAATTTCTACCCTCATACCTGCTCCTTACTCCACGAACGCCCGGTTATCCCGCGCCAGCGTCGTCTTGTCGCCGTGCGTGTACCGGATATCGTAGGTGTACTTTCCCTTCGTGAATTTTGCCGTGACCGTCGCGTCGAAGTTCAGCGTGACCTGGTCATTCTCCACCTTCGCAAAGCTGAACGTGTGGACGGTCTTCCGCGTATCGTCCAGAAACACGACCGCCATGCTGTCCGTCGTCCCGATGGTGACGGCCTCGCCGTCCTGGTCCTTCAGGTCGAACCGCAGCACGATCGAGAACGTGTCCCCTTCGTACCACCGCAGCACCCCTTTGTCGATCCTCGGGCTCGGATAAGCCCCCGGAATTGGCGTCGCCATACCGCATCCCCTCCTTTTCATCCAGTGTAGCAGACCCCCGCGCCGGATTCACCCCACGCCGCAGCAAAGCCGGGGCTTTCGCCCCGGCCCGCTCATCATTCCTTCAGCCACTTGTCAATGTCCTTGGACTTCTTGCTCCTGTCAAAGCCGACCGCCGTATAGGCCGCCAGCAGCTTCTCCTTGAGCTTCTTCCGTTCCTCAGGCGAGGCCGCAATGTACTTCGGCTTGTATTCCGTCGTGATCGCGTCGCCGATATCGCCCTTCTTGGCTCCGTGGTCGAAGTATTCCTTCGCCGCCGCTTTCAGATCCCCGCCATCTTCGATGGTTTGCAGGATCTTGCCGTACTTCGTATAGTCCTTCCCGCCGGTCCACTCCTTGTAGAGCCAGTACGCCTTGTTCTCGTCCTCGGCGTAGTCGTTCGCAAGGATCTTCTGGATCGCCTTCTCCTGCGTCACGGTCCCGGCAGCGACCGAATCCTTCAAATCCTGCTTCTGCTTCGCGTCCTGCGCGTCCTGGATCTTCTCGTTCATGTAGTCGATCCGCTCCTGCGTGCTCTTCGGTTCCATCTCCGCCTTCTGCGTATCCCCGGCAAGGACCTGATAATAATACTCCGCCTTCGCCTCATCGCTGATATCATAGGCCTTCAGCAGCATCATCTTGTCATAGTTCTTCTCCAGCTTCCGCGCCGCCTGGATGAACGCATAGGTCTCCCGCTGATCCTCGCCTCCCTCGGTCATGCCCTGATACGCTGCGGTCTCCTTCGCGGACAGCGACTTGAACCCGCTCTCCACCCAGCTCTGCGCCTCTTCCGTCGCCGTCTTGCCGAACAGCAGCGCCTGCGCCCAGCTCTTGGCCCGGTCTTCTGCGTTGTCGTTGTACACAGGATACTGCAAAATGTCGCGCCCCTCATTGTCCACCGAATAGCTTCCGCCTTTCCATGCTGCCACGCCGCCCTGGATCAGCTTTCGCGCCTGCCCGCCTCCGAACGGCGTCGCCAGATACAGACCCGGCTTCAGAAGCTCATTTCCGATGGTCTGTGCCTTCTTCGCAGGCGCCATGTCCTCGTTCTTTGCCAGCAGCGCCTTCTCGATGTTTCCGAGGTTCGGGATGGCAGACGTGACCGCGATCCTGCCGCTGTCGATATCCAGCCCAAGCGCTTCATCCACACCGAGGATCGTCAGCGCCTGCGTGCCCGGGAACTCAGAAATGATGTTCCCCTCAAGGTTCTTGATCGCCTGATACGTGCCCGGCTTCTCCTTCGTGAAGTCCCACTTCCCGGATACCGCCGCCTGCACCGTGTTTGGCAGCTGATACCCCGTGAAATCCCCGACCGTATCATTGATGATATCCAGCGGATCCAGCGCCGGGCGGCGGCCCACAATGCTCTCGTAGAACTCATTGTAGATCCACGCGCCGATGAGGAATTTGAACATGGCCTTCGCCAGCGCCGCCACGCCCTTCTTCCGTTCCTCCTGCGCCATGTCCTTGAAGATCCAACTGAGCTCATTGTTTACCTCCAGCTGGAACTGCGTGAACAGCTTCACCAGCGGGTTCCGCGCGGAATAAAGTGTCGGCGTCGAGCCTTTGCTGCGGTCTGCCATGACGCCGGAGGCAAACTGGTCTGCCTCCTGCATCGCGCTCGTCTCGCTCATGCCCCGCCGCAGATTTTGGTAATACCGCGCACGGACGACGCTCCCCGTCGTAAACGTGTCAATGGATTCCATCATCCGTCCTGCACCGGTGGAGACTTTATCCATCGTTCTCATGTCCAGCCGCCTGTAGCCGCTGCGGTTGTTGATGAACGTCGACGCAGAATCCAGCCCGTCCGCCGTCTTGTAGTTTTTCAGCGTATCCCACATGCCGCGCAGCACGTCCGCCGTCGACACCTGGCTCCACGCCTGCGTGATCGGAATGAAGTTTGTGAGCGCCGAACCCACGTTGGCCGCGACCATGTTCGCGCCCACGCGGGACTCAAACTTCTTCATGACGTTGTAGAATCTCCGGCCCATGAGCTTTTCCATGCCCCGGTCGAGCCGCGACTTCTTTCCCGCCAGCAGGTTCGTGTATTCGTCCAGCTCATCTACGAAGTTGGAAAGCCCATACCGTCCGTTCTTCGTCAGGTTTGCAACCTGCTCGTTGGCCTCATCCGGATTCAGGAACGGATTCATCATGATCGCATCGATCCGCTGCTTCAGTCCCTCATCTGACGCCCGATACCGGATCTGCGTCGCCAGCGCCCGCAGCCGCTGAATGTCCGCCGTGTGGAAGATCACGTCCGTCGCGACCTCGATGTACCGGTCAAAGCCCTGCAGCGCGTCATACGCCGTCGCGTAGCCGAGTCGGTTCTGGATGTTCGCCATGTACCGGATGCCGGGTTTGAAGTTTGCCGTGAGGCCGTTGATCGTCGCCGGCAGCGGCGACACATCGCCCTCGATCCCGGCCGCCCTTGCGAACTTCTGCAAAATGCTGCCGCCTTCCTCGTTCTCCTGGAAGTGTGGGAAATATCCCTGTAGATAATTGACCGGCTCATAGCCGTTCTCAATGCGCACCCGGTTCATATCCTGGAACAGCTTGTCGTAGACCTCATGGAAAACCTTCACGGCTGCCCGCACTTTGCCGAGATCCAGATTTGGGTTCTGCTTCTCGAATTCCTGAATGGCCGCGTTCCACTCGTCAAACGTCATCCCTCCGCGCCTTTCGACACGCGGATGCTGCTTGAGATAGTCCCGGTTGAATTCCGCCTCGCCCAGCCACTGCACCGCATAGCTCTCGGATACCAGATTTCCCTTCCGTACCTGCCGGTCGAGTCTCAGCTCCCGGATCCTGTCCTGCTGCTCGACCAGATAATTCTTGCGCTTGCTTTCGTTCTCATGCACGGGCCAGAAGTACTTGTTGATAAAAGCATTGGCCTTTTCGTCAGAGACCTTTCCCTTCCGCGCGATATCCCGGATGTTCCGCTCCATCGTCTCGCGCTGGTACTGGATCCCCATGACCTTGTCGACCCACTTGACGGCCTCGGCTTCCGTCAGCGCCTGCTCAGCAAAGTCCCGCAGCCCCTGCTTGCGCTGCGCGTTCCATGCCTTGAGCTTCAGTGCCAGCATATCATAGTCAGCCTTTGCCTCGTAGACCTTCAGGATCTGCTGCCCGTTTTCCAGCCCTGCCACATAATCCGGGCTTGTCTCCCCGCGCAGCAGCCGGTTCACGATTTTCTGGTCGGCTTCCGTCAGCAGCGTCTTGCTCTGCGCTTTCTCGACCACTCGCCTTGCATCCTTCAGCTGCGCCCACATCTGCTTCGTTTCTTCCGCTGTCTGCGGAATGGCAAGCTTTTCTTTGGCCTTGTTCTGCGCGTCCAGATACCGCTGCGCCACGCGCAGCCCGCTCGTCAGCCGGTCAATGGATTCCGTGAAATTTGCCTGCTGCCACTTCTTGAAGCTCGCCGCCTGCGCCCCGTAGTATTCATCCAGCGTCTTCTGTACCTTCTGAATGCCGCGCGCCACATCGTAGATCTGCATCAGTTGGTCGCTCGGCGCGGTAATGTCTGCCGGGAACAGCTCCGGCGCCATCTCCTGCAGCTGCTGATACGCCACGTCCACCGGCAAGCCGTCCTTGCTGATCGTCAGCGTTCCCATTGCTGCCTTCCGGAACAGGTTGTAGTCCGCAATATCCTGCCGGTCATTCTCCGAGATGGAAAGCTTCTGATCCCGGATGAACTTCTTGAGGTCACCGTACTGCTCAATATACTGCTGATCCTCCTCCACGCCCGCCTTGTAGGCCGTTTCAAAGAGGTCATTCAGCTTCGCCCGGTCAAGCTGCCCGTCCGTAAAGAACGACCGCAGCGCCTCCTCGGCCATCGGCCGCAGAACCTCCCGCTTCGCCTGCCCCGGCACGCTCAGATTCTCCGCCAGCTCGTTCACCAGTCCGGACTCCAGCCGCCGCACATACTGTGCCGCCTTCTCCCCCATCAGATCCCGATACCGGCCTTCCTGCGAAGAATACCGGATATCCGGGTTCGTTAGGCTGAAACTTCCGTTGTTTGCAACCGCGGACTTCACCTGCGCAGAATCAAACACAGCCCATGCCTTTACGCCGTTCTCAACCGCCTGAACCCCGTCGTATCCATGCCGTTTCAGCATCTCTACCATCCCCGGCGTATTGATCACCTGCCACATGAGCTCCGGCTTCCCCGCCTGTTCCCATACGGCTTGCAGTTCGCTAGGTCTGATCTGTAGCCGCTTCGCTAGATCCACATAATTCCCGCTGTATCCGCCGTCAGTGTTTCCAACATCCGCCGGATTCTCCACGCGAATATATGCCGGGATAATACGATCGACGTTCCCTGCGTAGATCGATGCCTCCGGCAGAATTCGCTCAACGCTGCGCGTCGCAGTGGAGTATTCTTCCGCGTACTTGATGTTTGCAGTCAGCCAGATCGGTTTCCCGCCTACATCAAACTTTGTAAATTTCGCTCCGGCACCGTGGAACACCAGCAGTGGCTCGCCTGTCGTGTTCGTTGCCTTGCTGTCTGCGAACCAATCCCGGAACGCTGTTGTCTGCGTCTTCTCCCGCTCATCAATCAGTTTCTGCATGAGCCTCGGATTCCGCAGGAAAACGGCGTCCTTAAACACACCGCGCCCGCTCCCATCGTCCAGCATCGCAGAGACGGTCTCAAGGTTCTGTTTATCCCGCTCCGACGCCTGCCGCGCGCTGGCAGAGAATTTCGCCTTCCCGGTATAATCCCCCTGCGGGTTTCTCTGCTCGCTGAATTTCTGTAGCACATCTTCCGGTAAAATACTCTGGTGCGTACTGTTGACAATTCGGAGCAAATCGGATATACTGATTTTGGTAGCCTTGATAGAGTGTATGCTCTGGGACTTCGTGTCCGCCTGGCTACCTTTTTTCTGTCTTCCGCTGACCGCGTGGAGCATGTCATATGCTTCGACTGCCGCAATTTTGCCTGTCTTTTGCTCGACAGTGATGATTGCCGCAAATTCTCTCCCCGCGCTGTCTGTGGCATACCCGGCCATTGCATAGGTTCCGGTCACATCTTTCGCTGTGTTATATAGCGCATTGATAGGAACTGCATTCTGCACAATGTCCCCTACGACTGCGCCGAGTCTTGCATTGGTCAGCACACGGTTTGCCGCTCCATTGATCCCATGCCGAATGCTGTTTGTCGTCACCATGAGCAGTTTCCCCGTGTACCGGTTCCGCACAAAGGCCTTTCCGTCTCGCTCTGTTCCAACGGCGCGGGCGTTTTTCATACCCTCCTGCACGACCTTTGCTGTATCGACCCGGTTGTCGGCTCCGCGCACCGCGTCGACCTCCGGCAGCATGGTCACGTCCATATCCGGAAGCGATGTCAGGAAATCGTAGGTATAGACGCTTCCGTCTTCCGCAAGGTTGACGCCCTGATAGTTTTTTGTGGTCTGATCCTTCGCAGCAGACATCTTCGCCGGCGGTGCTCTCGCGCTGCCGGATTTTTTCTGCCACTGGCCGACCTCCATCTTCACGTCCGCGCGCAGCTTGTTCGTGCCGTAGTCCGTGCGGTTCATGCCGGCGTAGGTATCCGCGATGATCTCCTCGACGTAGGCGTCCGTGTCGTCGCCGTAGATCCCGGCGTAGGCGTCCACGTAGCTCTCGATCATCTCCTTTGTGATCTTGCCCTCGCCCAGCAGCCGCTTCTGGATCTTCGCCGCCATCTCCGGCCAGCGCTTGACAAGCAGGTGATACCCCTCGTGCTTCGCCAGCTCGAACGCAGAATACTCCTCGCTGTCCGCCCGGATGAGCACGGAGCCGTCCTCCGTCACGGCAGCGTCCGCATAAAACGTCTGCCCGTCGATCTCCTGCGCCAGTTGCCCGGTGAAGAACCGCGCGTTCTGCACGCCCATCGACCGGAAGAACTTTGCCGCCGCCTGGATATCCTCGCTTCTGGCCTCTTGTCCCTTCGGCATGACGCGCACTTTTTGCGCATTGTTCTCTCCGAAACCGAGATCCGAAAGCGTTACTTCATTCCAAGTCTTTGCGAGATCTCTTGCACCCTGTGCTCTCTTTCTTCCGGTGTCAGCTCTTTGCCGCTGCGCTGTGCTTTGGCGAACGCCTCCAGCCTGTCCTTCGGCACGCTGACCAGCCTGCCCGATTTGTCCTTCATCAGTAGTCTCGATACTGCCATTGTTTACCCCTTTCTGCCCTGCGGCAAGGCCCGCTCGATAGGCGGCTGCCGCCACGTCCTGATTCATTCCTTCGGCGTAGCGCATCGCCCTCTGCTCACTCGCGCCGAGTCTGCCCTGCTCATAGACCTGTCCGAAGCTCTGCGCATACTGCTCCGCCGGCATGCCCGTCGTATTCCCGTTCAGGAAATACGCCGCCGTCGTCTCGTCATAGCCTGCTCTCCGGGCCTGCTCCTGCAAATACTGTTCTTCCTGCTGCGCAGCTGCTTCGTCCAGCTCCTGCTCCGCGCCCGCCGTCTGCTGCTGAACATACTGTACCGGATCCAGCTCTCCCATATTCTCTGTCCCCGGAATGGGCGCAAGCAAGCTGTCCTGATCGTACTGCTGCTGCGCCGCCCGCTGCGCCTGCTGAACGGCCTGTACAGACTGTTGTGCGCGGCTCTGTTCCTGCTCCTGCTGATATTGCTGTGCAAGCCTCTGGTTTTCCTGTGCCGTCTCCGCAGCGCTCTTGTAGATCTGGAATGTCTTCTCGTCCGCCCCGGCCTGCGCCTGCTCCTGCCGGGCCTGTTCCTGCAGCTGCTCGAGCCGGGTCAGCGTCTCCGGCACGCGCGGCTCCTGCCCTTCGTCCACGGCCGCCTGCTGCTCCTTCGCCACCTCACGCAGCGTGTTCTCCACGGCCTTCTGCGTCACCTCGCCGCCATCGTCCACGGTCTGCTGCAGTTCCTCGGCCAGCTGGTGCGCCTTCGTGCCCTCTTCCTGCGCCATGCCATAGTCGATGACGTCCTGCACTTCGCCCGCCTCGATGACTGCTCTGGCCGTCTGCGTTACGTTTGCTTCCAAAATCACGCGGTTCACGCCCGCATACGTCCCGGACATGGCAAGGCCGGACAGGCCGCCCGCAAGGAACGAAAGGCTGTCTTCTTTTGCGAAGTCTCCGACCATCGCCGCCAGCGCCTGCGCCGGCGTCCTGCCCTCTGCGATATAATTTGCGTAGGCCTTCATGACCTCACCCCGGTCATGCTTCGCCACCACGTCATACGCACGGTTTAGCCAGTTGGACGCGATCTCTTCCGCGCCTTCCGACGCGAACGACCGCAGCGCCTTCTCCCAAACGGCCTTGCCGCTCAGCATGTTCTCAATGATATGGCCTACGGAATACTTCTCCGTGAAGCCCTCGATCGCGCCCTCGACGATACCGTCGACCAGCGCGTCCGCGTTGGACTTGCCGTTCTGGATCCCCTCATACACGGAGTCCGCCGCCACCTGCGAGCCCATCACCCAGTTCATCGTCTCCGCAACCGCGTCCTTCGCCCCCGCACCGGCCACGCCGCCGAAGGTTCCCACGAGCCCCGTCGAGACCGCCATGTTGACCGCGCTGTCCAGCGCCGACGTGCCCGCCTGATACAGAAACTGCCCCGTCGGGTTCATCCCCTGCATCACGCTCCCCCGGATCCCGGAAGACAGCCGCGTCGCATTGTATGCCGGGCTGTAAACGTTCGTCGGCATATCCTCGTTCTGATAGCCACCCGCCCACTTCGGCAATACGCCGCGCAGCGATTCCACATTGCCCAGCGCCTTCGCCGGGGCTGCCACCGCCGAGAAAAGCGTTCCCATGATCGGCGTCTGCTGCCCGATCTGTCGCGCCGCCTCATCAAGCTTCTGCGCGTTCTCATAGTCGTCCAGCACCTTCTGCCATTCTGCAAGCTGTTTCAGCTTCTCGTCGTCATAGCCCTTCTCGTTCAGCGCCTTCTTCGCGTCGTATTTTGCATACGCCCGCACCTGATACCCGTTCAGTTCCTTCCCGCGGTACTGCCGGAGCAGATTCTGGTCTTCCTCGCTCAGGTCTCCGATCGCCTCCTGTGCCCGGGCCAGCACGCTCTGGCTGTCGACCTGCGCCTTGCGCTCCTGCAGCGCGTCGATCTCGTTCTGCAGCTGCGTCACGCTCTTTCCGTTTTCAGACAAACCCGTCCCGGAAAAATGCGTGTCTGCCTGCTCAACCTCGCGATTGTAGATCTCGCCCTCCAGCAGCTTCGACGTCCGCCGCATGCCGCGCACCTGATCCCGCTCCACGGTCTTCATCGCCCGCGCCCGCGCGATTGCCTTGTTCACATCATCCTTCTGGCTTTCGACCGACGGTCGGAACGTCAGCGCTGCGCTCTGCTGTTGAAGTGCTAGCGTCCCGAGCTTCCGCCCCTGCGCCGCCTCCACGCCGCGCAGGTAATTCTGGTATGAGCCATACTGTGTCTGCATCGTGGAAGACCGGCTGTATTCCTGCTGCGATACCTTTCCGCTGATTGCCGCCCCCGCACTCTCCGCCTTTTTCTGTCCGCTCGCCCGGCCCTTCAGCGCGGCCCCCAGCTCGATCTGCGCAAGCTCCGCCTCCCGCACGGCGTTCTGGTATGCCATAAACGCTGCATACTGCTTATGCAGCGGATCGTCTACGGTCGTCTGCGTGCTCTGCGCGTTCTTCCCGTAGTCCGGGTTCGGCAGTCCGTACTTGCTCGCGATCTGGATCTGCTTCTGGTTCAGCGTGATCCTGCCGCCGCGATAGGCGGAGGGAGCCTGCTGCGTGCTGGCTCCCTGTCCGCTGCGGATGCTTTCTGCAATCCGCTTTTGTTCCTCTGTCAGTGTGATTCGTCCCATGCTTCCCTCCGTTACCGCTGCCGCAGATATGTCGCGCCGTAGTATTCCAGATACGCCTTGAACGTATTAGCCTCCAGCGCATTGTAGCCCTTGCTGTTGAGGTAGTTATCCAGCGTCCGGCTGTCCAGATATACATTCGGGTTCTTTGCCCGGTACGCCTGCGCCGCTTTTGCAAGCGTGTTGTTCTTCTTGTCGCTCAGCTTGGAAGATGAACTGCTTCCGCCGCCTCCGCCGCCGGATTTCTTCGCTGCCGCCTGCTCCGCCGACAGCGCCTGTAGATAGGCCGCGTTCTCGTTGTTTGCCTTCTGCGCCCAGTAGTCGAGCATCGTCGCCCACTGGCTCTGGTCCAGCGACCGCTCCGAGTTGTACGCGCTCCGCGCATCCGAAAGATCCAAATAATAATCGCTCACCGTATCCCGGTACCGGCCATAGTCCGTATCTTCCCGGCCCTTCACGAGGCTGTACTGGTTATAAAGGTCCGTCCCCTCATCCTGATACCGCTGGTATGCCTGCTGCTGCAGCTGCGGCACGATGTCGTTGAGATTCTGTAGATACGCATTGTACGCCTGCTGGCCCACCTGCTCGCCGTAGGTCGATCCGTAGCCGCCCGTGAGTGCCGCCGCCTGCCCCATCGTGTCCTGCATGGCAAGCCGCCCGAGACGCTGATACTGCTCTCGGTACTGCTGGTACAGAGGATCCGTCCCCATGTCATAGCTGAATTTCTTCCGGTTCCGGATCTGGTCATACAGGCTCGTCAGCTCATCGTCCCAGCGCGACTGATACGCGCCCGGCTTGCTGGCCTTTACCTGCTCCAGATACGCCTGCGCCGCCTGCACGCTGCCCGACGGCGTGTACCCGCTCTCCAGCCCGTTCAGCTTGCTTCTCGTGTAGTCCGAAACGCCGGACATGGTGTAAGGGCTGTTCCGGGTCTGATAATTGCCGCCATAGTTGCGCGTCGTCTGGTTCTTGTTCACCAGCTGCGACTGATAGCTTCCGTCCGCGTTCACGCCCGTAATGCGGTACGTGCCGCCCCCGGTCACAACCTCGTCGCCGGCTGAAAGCCCCGCCGGGGCCCTGCCGCCCGACTCTACTCGATATACGCTCATAGTCTCACCGCCTTAAAGCTTGAAGTGTGTCGCGTACTGCTTCGGCATGTACGCCTGGTTGTAGGCGTTGAAATACCCCTGATAGTAGCTGTTGTATTTCGCCGCCTCGTTTGCATACTTCGTCGTCTCCCCGTTGGCGTCGCAGATCTTCATCCCCAGATACCAGCGGTAAATTTCATCATACGGCCACGGGATCAGCAGCTCCGTTTCCAGATCCACGTCCTCCCCATAGCCCGTGAACGGCTCCGGTTCCTTCTCGTGCTCGTGCGTACAGATGATATCCCGGTACACGATCCCGTCCAGCTCCGACAGCCACCGGACCTTATCCGGCGTCTCGTACTGGTTCGGCAGTAACCGGTCGACCGTCTCGATTGCTTCTCTGATTTTCATAGTCCCCTCCTTACCAAAAGAAGGGGCATTTCTGCCCCTTCCTCTGCTTCATGCCGTCATGGGCATTCACTTGTCAGTTGTCCGCCTGCGCGCGGCGGAAGGCTTCCTCCTCCGCCATCCGCGCGTTCATCAGAACCTCATACACCGGCAGCGGGACCTGCACGTCCTTGCCCTTCGGCACCATGAACGTCCGGCCGTTCACCGCCACGAAGCGGCTCTGCTCCTCGTTCTCCTGCCCTCGGGGCAGGTAGATCGTCTTCATGACGTTCCACACGTCTTCCGGGTTTGCCTGTACAGCCGCCGCGGCGGTCTTCTCAGTTGCCATTGTATGTGCTCCTTTCTCAGTTGGCTTCGTCCGTGCCGGAGTATGCGCTGCAGCTCTCCACGCGGACCATGCGGTCCTCGTACAGCAGCTTCGCCGCCATCTCGGCCTTGTAGCCGACGGTCGAGAACTGGTTCAGCGGGCCGCCGATCTCGTCCTTGCCCTTGACGATCATCTCAAGATTGCCGCCCTCCGGGTCAATCATCTTGTATGCGTCCTTGCCGAGGAACAGCGTCGCGTACACGCTGTAGTAGACCGCCGGGTTTCCGTCAGACGCTGCAGTCTTGACCGGGCAGGTCGAGTTGTTGAAGATCTTCGCCTCCGTCGTCTCGACAAACCGGACGCCGTGCAGCTCGCCGATCTCACCCGAGAACAGCGGCGTGACGTCTGCGTACTTGTGTGCCTCGACCCATGCGTCCGAGGACCGCAGGTCGTATGCGACCGACGGATGGATGATCGCGACATACTTGCCGTCGATCTTCGGAGCCTTCATTTTCTTCAGCGTCGTCACGGCCTTGTTGACCTCGTCCGGCGTCAGCTTCGCCGTCAGGTCGAGGCCTGCGCGGCTGGTGACTGCCGTATGCGCGCCGCCCGCTGCGACCTTGTCGCAGTACTGCACGTTCGAGCCTGCCACGACCGCGTCGCGCACGCGCTTGTCGATGGACGTACCGGCGGAAGCGCCGAGTTCTTCGGTCGCACCCAGGATGACGTTATCCAGTGCATGCAGCTCCAGCTGGTCGGAGACCGTCACGTACAGGCCGATCTGCTTGATCGCGCCGGTCGTGCTGGTCTGGCCCATCTTCTGGCCGGTCGGGATGACGCCTTCGGTCAGCTCCTCCGCGTCCTTCAGCGTGTTCCACTTGCGCCACTCGACGGTCTTGCCGTGGTTGCGCGGCAGCGCCTGACGGCCTGCCAGCTGCGCATGCACGAGGTTCGGCCGTGCGTTCTCGAGCAGCTGCGTGTCGTAGAACGTCTTCATGGTCGGCGCGAGCGTGTCGTTGCCGCTGAATGCGGTCGTCTGACCGGTGCCTGCGTTTACGTAGTTGCCGGTCGCGTTGACGAGCGTACCGGCGTCAGCAAAAAACTGAAATCCGACTTTGGATTTAAACATGGTTTCTTCTCTCCTTTCTCAGGGGATCACTCGTTCCCCTCTTGCTGCGCGGCGGCGCATGTCCTCTACCTCCGCGCGTGACCAGTGTGTTTTCATCGGGACGTTCTCTCCGCCCGCAGCGCCGGATCCGATCTCCTGCGGCCGCGCGCCCTGCGCCTGAATGGTCCGCATGACGTTCTCCCGCGCCTGGCTCGCCACCAGCTGCGCCTGTGCCTGTGCGATCTCCTGCTGGTGGATGACCTCATAGGCCGTCTTCGGCGGCACGCCCGCGCCCATGAGCCGCGCAAAATCCGGGTTCTGCATCTCGGTCTCAAAGTCCGCGCCGTACCGCGCCGTCACATCCCGGGCAAAGTCTGCCTGGATCCCGGCGAAGGCTTCTCGCATCTGGTACTCCTGCAGCTGCCGCCGCATGGCCGTATTCTCGGCCCTGCCGGCGTACTCCTTTTTGAGCGCGTCCGTCGTCGTGCCCTTCTCCATGGCCTCCGCGCTGTAAAGCCGCTCGTCAGCGGAAAAGCGCTGTGCCAGTGCCGCGAAGTCCGTCTTCCGCGGATCCGACGTGTCGATCCCGTAGAGCGCGCCCAGCTGGTCAATGATCGGCGCCATCGCCTCGGCCTGCCCCTTGTACTGGTTCAGCCCGCGCACGCGCTGCTTTACGACCTTCTGCACCGCAGAATCAAAGTCCTGCTTGTAGCGGCCCCGGATCAGACTGTCAAATGTTTCTTCCTGTGTACCCTGTCCCTGAGCGTCGGGGACGTTGACCGGCTGCTGCTGCACCTGCGCCTGTGCGGCTGCCTCCTGCCCGCTCTGCTGACCGGCGACGTCAGCTGCGCCCGTAGTCTGAGCGCCTGCGCCCGTGAATTCGCCTTCCATGCTGTAAATTCCTTTCTGGCGTTTATTCTAAAATCATCGTAGCACAAACTTTTCCCAACTTCACCCCACGCCGCGGCAGAAATAATCCCGCCAGAACGGGCCGCCGCAATCGTCGGTTCTTATCCCGGCTGCGTGCTTTCTTCCGACTTTTTGCGCGCATTCTCCACGATCTTCGGCTCCTGCGCCTCGCCGGTGTTGATCTCCGGCTTCTCCGCTGCCGCGGCGCTCGCCTGCGGGACTGCCTGTCCGCCCTCCTGCAGGATCTGCTGTGCCAGCCCCTCACCCATGACCGGATCGTACCGGTCTGCCAACGCCAGCGCCAGCTGCTGCCACTCGACCAGCCGCTGCTGCAGATCCGCGTTCTCCTGGATTTTCTGGATGATCGAGTCTTTCCCGTCGAAGTCCATCATGTCCAGTGTAGATAGCGCCTGGTCGACCATCTGCGGGTTGAAGAATCCCAGCTGGAAGAACTGCAGTGCCAGCTCGTTCTGCGCCATGGACGTGTACTCGCTCGCCTTCTGCGCCGAGACCTCAATGTCGAAGACCGGCTTCCGCAGCCCATCCGGCTGCCCGTTCGCGCCGTAGAGCGTCTGCGGCTGCAAGCCCTGATTGCTATACTGTACGAACTGCTCTGCCCCGCGCTGCCCGATGATCCGGAACTGCCGCGGCAGATCGTAGAACTGCCGGATCCGCTCAATGACCATCCGGATCATCCGCGCATACGCCCGGTATGCCGACTTCGTAGAATCCTTGCTGCTCCTGCCGGACGCCTCCTGCAGCGCTGCAATGGCCGAGGCCGCCGTCACGCCTGAGTTTGTCGCGCCGTTGTTGACATCCGTGTTTCCCGTCGTCCACTTGAGCTCTTCAATTTTGTTCTGCAAGATCGCAATGTAATTGCTGTTGAGCATGTTCACCTGGATCGGAACCAGACTGTCCTGCCCCAGATTCCCATCCACATGCACAAACGGCTTCGTCCAGTCCGCGAACTCCTGCTCGTTGACCGACCCGTCCGACCGCTTGAACCACCGAGGCGTCGTCGCCATGATCGCGTTCTTTACGATCGCCTGATTCATCCGGTCGATCTGCTCCTGCGTCGACTTGCCGACGTCGATATAGCCGTATCCCGCTATGCTTCCCTCCACCGGGAACAGCGCGTCGACCACGAACGGGTATTCCCCGTCGTCATATAACCCCGTCTCGGCCATGGGCCGCCCGGCCGGCTGCTGCACAATGCTCCCGTCCGGCAGCGTCAGCGTGTCATATTTCTGTTCCGTATCGTTCTCCGTCGACTGCAAAACCGTATCGCCTACCAGCTTCGCGAAGTGCAGTACCTGCCGGCCGTTCTGATATTTCTTGTAATACCAGTCTACCACCATGGATTTCCCGTCAAAGCTGATGACGTCGTCCGTGTTGTACTTCTGCTGGATCTGCGGATTGGAATTGAGCTTTCCCTGCAGCTCCGGGTACTTCGCGAGCAGCAGATCGTTGTCCACCATCTCCGTCAGGAAGATGTTCTTCGACTTCTGCAGATCCCGCACGCCCGGCTCCCAGAAGAAAGACAGAATATCCACCGGCTGCACCGAGATATCCCCGAGTCCGTTCAGCTTCGAAGAATCCCATTTCACATGCCAGATGAGCGTCCCCTGCTTGAGTTTCGTCCACTGGCTGTCGGAATAGACCTCTTCGAAGTCGTTCTGTTCCAGAATGACCGGCAGCACCGAGGAAAGCTTCGCTGCCTCCTCCCGGTCGTCCGGTTCCCGCGGGCGGATGGCCGGGGCCGGATAGGCCGCGATCGCGTCCGCGTGCTTGCCCATGATGACGTTGAAGAGCCACGCCGACGTCCACTTGTCGTCCTCCGGGTTCCCCTTCTGGATCCGCTGCCAGCTGCGCATGCGCCACCAGTCCTCCGACGCAATGACCCGTGCCTCCAGGGCGCTCTTTCCCTGCCGGTATTTCTGCAGCGTGTCCATGGCCTTTCTGGCCTGCTCTTCGCCGATGGCCTTTCGCGCCATCAGCCCGCTCGCCTGCTCATTCTGCATTCTCAGCTGCATCTGCTTTTCCTGCATCCTCTGTGTCCTCCTTCCGCATATCTGCTGCCGTCAGCAGCTCGACCTCATGCCGGATTCCGTCCAGCACAAGCCCCACCACGACCGGCGGCAGCCCCGCCCGGTTGATGTCCATGATCAGCCGCTCCCGCAGCTGCACGATTGCCTTTGTGATGTTCATTTCAATCTCCTTCCGCCGCTATGGCCGCATTGCCTGAATCAGCTTGTTTACTCCGGCCTTCATGTTCAGCAGTATCCGTGCATAAATCGGGGCTCCTTTTTTGATGCTGTCAGGCTTAACCCCATCATACATTGCTTGCCTCGCATCTTCATCGACATATAACAGCCCTCCCCCTATCCCATTAAACGCCTGGCTGACAATGCTTGCCGTTATAGTATCCCCAGGCACAATTGTAGGAACAGTATCAGCCCGCACCCCTGTCAGCTCGCTCATAGCGATCAGCTTTTGATACAAGTCATTCATCGCAGCTGCGGTCAGATTCGACACATGCTGCCCAGCCTTGATTTTTTCATCATCATTGTCTGTCCACGCAAAATCTGAAACTTGAACGCGACGGACAAAGTAAAATCTTATCACGGAGCCGCCTTGTTGTATCCGGTTTAAATTGATGCTTTCGCCCTTGATCCAGCGATCCATCTGCCCTGCGCCTCTGCATATCATAAAAACATATGCCTTCCCATATGTTTTGTAGGCCAGCGTATCTGTGACCGCAATTTCTGTCCCCTCTATTTCTTCGGTCAACGTCGCCATCAGCGTTCCACCATTGTCGGTATAGCATTTTTCCGTATACGTCGCCATATCCTCACCCAAACACCGGCGTTGCGGTGCTGATCCCCTCGATGGATGCTGCATGGAAAATGATCTTCCCGCTTGCGAGCAGCTGGATCCACGCGCTTTCATCCTTGTTCTGCAGATACACAGAGCCCTTTGTCGACTTGATGCGCACCGCCGGGCCGGACAGATTGACCGCATATTCCGCCGTGCTGGAGGACGTAAACTGCAGACTGCCCTCCGCGCCGCCGATCGTGCCGTTGGAGAAATTTGTGCCCGCGATCTCAAGACCGTTGCTGATGATGTTGATCTCATCCATGATCTGCTTGAGCTTCGTCTGGATGCTCGTACCGTCGAGCTTCAGATCCGTCGCGTTGATTGTTCCGCCGATCTCAGCCCCCGTGCACGTCAGCTTGCCGTTCGCGTCGACCTTGAATTTGTCCTTGATGGAAAGCCCGCTCGTGCCGAAGTACATGCTTGCGCTGCCCCCAAATTCGTTGGCCTTGCGGAAAATGCTGCTTTCCGAGATCGTCCACGGGCCGAACGTCGAGTCGGCTGCTGCCGTGATCTTCCCCGACAGCACCGCCCCCGCCGCCTCCAGCGTCCCGGATGGGAAATGCAGCTTCTTGTCGCTTAAATACGCGACCTCCTTCCCGTCCTGCCAGAAGCTCACCCGGTCCGGCGTCACCGTCACCAGCTCGTTCTTCGTCTGGTCGATGACCCGTTCGCCGCCGTCCGTCACCTTCGTCTCGATGTTCCCCACGCCCACGCCGTACACCGGCGTCACGTCGTTGTAATACAGCAGCCCCGTCTTGATATACTGCTGCGAATTCACCGAGAACTGATTGTTGACGCCCGCCGTGTAGTCATACAGCTGTTTGATGCCGACGGAATTGCCCTCGATCGTCAGCTGCGTCTTTTCGAGATACTTTCCGAAGTCCGAGATCGCCACATAGCTGCCCGACAGCTTCGTCGACCACGTCTCCGAATTCGCCGCCGCGAAGTCCGCTGTCTTGATGATGAGCGACTTCAAAGCCGCGTATCCCGAAAGCGTTGTCTTCTTCTCCGCCTCCGGCAGGCTGTCCGCGTCGATTGCCTGCGCGATCTCCGTCAGCGTCGCCTTCGCCGACCAGTCCGCCAGATTCAGTTGCTCCGTCACGCTGCACAGATACCTTCGCATGCTCTCCAGCTGCTCCTGCGTCGTCTTCCCCGCGATCGACGGGTATGCCAGTGTCAAAGATCCCATTACGCATCACTCCCCGCTTCCAGCACCCGTGCCAGACTGAACAGCTTCATCTCGCCCTTCCCCGTCAGCCGGAACTTCAGGTGGTCGCACCGAGCCGGGCGGATGGGCAGCAGGAAGGTCCGCAGCCCCCGTCCCTCGATATGCCCGCAGTGCCGCCAAACTCCATCGGAATCGTACTGCACCCAGAAGTCGACGCTCGACCCCTTCGGCAGCTGCATCCGCAGGTTGATCCGGGACACATACTTCTTCCCGACGAGTCCATACGTCATGATCCCCGTTTCCGCCATCCACTGCACACTGTCTTCCAGCGTCCCGACCGAGCCATAGACAGTCCTGAGCGTTCCATTCTCGAGAAAATACAGCTCATCGTCCACCCTGGCGAAGTCCGCCGCGTGGGTATCGTCCTCCCTGTGCCATAACCCCTTGCGGGTGTCGTAGACGAACAGCGACCAGTTATGGCCTTCATCCTCCATGCTGATGAAATACTTTCCTCTGGCGCCGCCCGCGACGGCATTGTAGTAGAGCTTCGTCCCAAAGCAGCTGCCGATCTCCTGCGGCAGACTCCCGTCGTACACGCAAACGCCCATCCGCGATTTGTAATACAGCCGGTCGTCCACCACGACGAGGCTCTTGGCAGACCCATTCTGCACACCCGCGCATTTCTGCACGACCACCTGATGTGCCCCCGTCGCCGACGGATACACCCGATGGAAGCAGTCTTCCTTGAAGAAAATCGGACTGTCGGCCAGCGTCGCCGCGCCTGTCCACTTTCCGTCCGTGCCGCAGCTCGCGCGCCATGAATCCGTCGACACGCCCTGGTAGCACTCCCAGTTCTTAAAATCGCCCAGCTTGCAGCAGTAGATCTCATTGACGGTCTCGCCGTCCGCCACGCCGTACTTGCAGCCCCACAGCCGATTCCCGCTCTCGGTGATGAAGTCCATGCTTGGGACCTTCCGCGCCGTCTTCACGGTCCCGCTCGTCACCTTCGCCGTCTCGTCGACGAGGCCCACGATCACGAGGTAGCTCTCGCCCACGTCGTACAGGATCTGGCTGCCGTTGAGCTTCTCGACCTGCTCGTTTCCGGTCAGCCCCGAAAGCCGGATGCCGTCGTACTGCTTAAAGCCCTTCCCGATGCCGTTCGCGGAAAGCTTCAGATACACCGTCGGCACGGATACCCACTGGCTTGTTGCCTCCGCCCACTGCTTGAGCGTGTGGAGCTTTCCGGACGTGTCGAGCCAGTACTGCCCGTTCGACGGGCTCTCCGGCTGGCTGGCCTGCGTGTAACTGACCGTCAGCGCCGTCCCGTCGACAAGACACAGGGAAATGTCAATGTTCGTGCTTGCCGCGTCGACCACATTCTCCTGCCCCATGTACCCGTTGTCGGAATACTTCTCGGTGTTGAAGTAGATCCCGTCCGGGAAGATGCACAGATACGCGCCCATGGAAATGAGCTGCTTTTCCCCCGCCGAGATCGACACGGACGGCATATACGCCTCCATCGAAGCGCCGTTGATATAAAGCACTTGGTTCTGCACCCAGCACAGCGCATCCTTCGCCAGAATGCCCTGCACCCCCTCGATCGCTTGCGCCGTCCCCCGCCTTGGCCGCGGCGCGAGCAGTGGGTACTCGTCCGCCGACAGATTCTCCATGTCGTAAAACTCCCCGTCCGCCAGCTCGAGGTTGTGGTTGTATCCGAGAAAGACCTCCGTCATCATGGTCTGCTTCTCAGTCTCCGTCAGTTGTGGTGCCAGCATGGCCTTACCTCCTTTTCATCATGTCCAGGGGATCAAACAGAACCGGCGGTGCTTCTGCCGGTACCGTCGGCTTGATTGGCCGCGACATGCACATATACCGCCATTCGTCCGCGCAGTGATCCTCCATTTTCGTATCCAGATCCTCCACCTTGTGCTCGTCATACATGAGCATCGGGATCGTCCGGATAAACGCTTTGCACCCTGCAAATACATACATGCTCGGGTATCCATCCGGGTCAAACTGTAGCCGGTAGTGGCACTGCATCCACCCCGCAATGCGCTCGTTGTCTCCCGGTGAAAAATATACACCGTATTTCGCTGCGGTCTGCATGATGCTCTCTCCGCGATCCGCCGCCCAGCACGCCGGGTCGGCGACGCCGATGATGTTCTTCCCTTTGAGCCACGCATGCGTCCGCTCGATCCTGCTGATCTCCGCAAACTGCTTGTCCGGGTTCCACTTGACGCCCTCGTTCGGTGTCTTCGTGCATCCGTAAAGCTCCAGAATGCGATAGATCACGCCGTCATAGTCGACCGCCCACCACGCACAGGAAAACGGCTTGCCGTAGCCAAAGTCATAGCTCCGGCAGATCGTCCACCCGTCCGGGATCTCAAACGGCTCAATGACATGTGTCCAGCGCCGGTCTTTGTAGTGTTCCGGATCGTCCCGGAAGTCCTCAAAGAATTGCCCTTCGTAGACGTCCCACCTGCCATACAGCCATGCCTCGCGCAGCTTCGGCGGCAGTGTTTCGAGCTGCTCGATATACTCCGGCTGGATCTGCATCAGGACTTTGTTGTCCTGCACCAGCGCCTGAATGAAGCTGTAGTTTTCCGGCTTCTCTTTGTCCTCAAATCTGCGGTCAATGAACAGGCGCTTGAAATACGCATGTGCCGGGCCGCCCGGGTTCAGCGTGTAGTACGTCCGCTTTGGAAACGGGTTTGTGCCGCGCACGCAGGCGTTGATCTGGTCGATCCACTCCTTTTGCAGCTGCCCGGCCTCGTCAATGAACAGCACGTCGTATTCCGCGCCCTGGTATTGCCCCAGATCTCCCGCGTTGTCGCAGTAACCGAACGTGATCGTCGATCCGTTTGGGAACCGGAAGGTCTTGTCGGTGGTGTTGTACTTCGCGATCCCCGCCAGCTCTTTTTTCAGCGGCTCGATGTGGTTGTTCCGGAGCTCAGGCATCGCGCGCCTGACGATCAGAACCTTGATCCCTGCGAAGTGCAGTGCCAGCAGCTTTGCCTTCGTCCGCACAGCCCAGCTTTTCCCTCCTCCGCGTGCGCCGCCATAGGCCACATGCCGGTGATGATCCAGCAGAAACAGCTTTTGCTTTTCGTTTGGTTCCCCGAAGCAGCGCTTTTTCATCCCGCGTAAGCCTCCGCCTCCGCCTCCATCGTGATCCTCTGGCTTTCATCCTTTTTTTCGCCCTCCGCATCCCGTCTGTAGCGGAACCCATACTCCAGCGCGAACTGTGCCCCACGCTGAGAATCCCGGTCGAACAGTCTTTCGGCCGTATATTGTTCCACGCGCGTCTGCGCGCGCGAAATCGTGTCCATAAATTCTTTCCTGGCCTTGTAGTTGTACAGGCTCTGCCTGCTGGAAAATCCTAGCGCCAGCGCAAGCCCCGGGATCGTTGGCGGCTTCCGGTTCACCCAGACCGGTGTCCCGTCTTTCTGGTTGAAAACGATGTCCCCGTCCTTATCCCGCAGGATCTCTCCCTTGCAGCTCTCAAAATACGCCTCGATCAGTCTTTCGATCTGCTCCACGGATTCATACTTCGGTTTCCTCGCCATGGCTCACGCCTCCCTTCTGCTTTTCAGCATAGCGTATCCGGAAAATCTTTTCACCCCACGCACGCAGAATGAGCGCATACGGCGTTCCGCATGCGCTTCGGCTCTCATTCTGTTCTTTCGTAGTATCGGAGCTTCGCCGCCGCGATGCTGCACCGCACGTAGTCAAAGCTGGCGCAGTATCGCGTGATGTAGTCTGACGTCTCCCGCCGCTCAGGAAATGCGAGCACGCATTCTCCCTCGCAGCGGATCGTCTTTTTCCCGGCTGCCTGCCAGAATGGGCAGATATACTCCCTGTGCCAGTAGTCGCTCGTCCCTATCACCCTTTCGTTTTAAAACCTTACGCATATACAAGGTTTAATTTAAGCGGCTGCCCGTCCGCTTTTTCTTGCCCTGTTCTTTCCGTTTACGTTCGTCCGCGTTCCGGCGGGATTACATATTTAAAATAGAGATACCCATACTGTGTGCCTCTCGCCTCCACCAGCACATAGCCCCGCGGCGCCACCGGCGGTCGCTCCACGCTGTACTCGCGCACCGCCTCCGTCGCGGGCTCCGGCTCCGGCCGGACGCAGTTCCTGCTTGCCTTGTACCTGTGCCCGCCGAACTCTTTTCTCCAATGCGCGTGCAGGTAGTCAGCCAGCGCCTTATAATCCCGGCCGTGGTCGACTTTGTTTCCATTTTCGTTCATGTAATAGTTGTGTTCCCGCAAATGCCGAACCTCGATCACGCTGCCGAGGCCCCAGATCCTGCCGATCTCCTCCTCCGGAATGCCGTCCGAGATCATGTGCAGATGGAACCGGCTCGTCGACTTGCCCTGCCCGTAGACAATCACGATCTTGGCGTTTGGGTATTTATATAGTAGGCGGCGGTAGAATCTGTCCCGGATGAGTTTCATCTCGGTGGCAGTATGTACCTCGTTCTCGGCGTCGAGTGTCAGCGTGGAATACAGGCTGGTCGGGCCGAAGTTGGCATTGACGAGCGCTTCCAGCTTCCCCTCGGAGATCTTCCGGTTGAATTCGTCCTGCTCTTCCCGCGTCTGGAACCGCGGCTTTCGCGGCTTGCTGGTCTTTTTGTCCGCGCCATCGGACACGGTATAAACGATCTGCGTACATACCGCCCCTGTAAACAGGCGGCGCTTGTGCCTCTTTGCCATACTCCATCCTCTTTTATACAAATAGTGATAGCTGCGCCGTATGCGCGGCGAAGCGCTCCTCTTGTGCTGCAAAATAATCCTTGTCGATCTCGCACCCCACGAAATCCAGCCCTGCGTCATACGCCGCGATCCGGCTGCTCCCGCTCCCTAGGTGCGTATCAAGGATCTTGTCTCCCGGCTTTGCATACCGGGCAAAGATCCACGCATAGAGCGCGACGGGCTTTTGCGTTGGGTGAATACGTATCTCCTTGTTTTTTGCACTCTCTTGCAGCATCCCTTGCCAGCGATATTTGAATTTTCTGACCGCCGACTTGAATGATGTGTACGCAAGTTCGCAATCCGCGAAGTCGTTATTGCCGTTGTCTTTGTCCCACACGATCCAGCATGGGCTGTCTTTTTGCGTAATCTTTGACATAAAATAGTTGGCTCCAAATATAACCTGATTTTTGGATACTCTTTCGAGCTCCTCAAAGTATCCCTTCTCCGGCGGCTGCTTGTCCCAATCTTTTTTTGTAAAATTAGTGCTTTTTCCCAGGACGCTCCCGCCTATTACTCCGCCGTCCATCTTGATCCCATATGGAGGATCGACAACCGCAAGATCAAACGTCTTGTCCTGTAGCGTCCGCATATACTCCATGCAGTCCATGTTATACGCAATGTTCATAGCGATCCCTCCTGTTCTGCCCGCTCAAAGCGTGGCCGGAGATTCCGGCCACAGTTTCAACGTTCAGTTCGTGTATCCGCATGCCTTGCATGTGCATACGTCTGTCTCAGCGTCCCATTCGCAATCTGATGCCCCGCATTTCGGGCAGTACCCCCACGCGCCTCGCGCTCCTTTTGGGTCTGGCCCCGGCCCATTCAGCTTTGCATGCCATGGATCCCCTTTCGGGCCCAGCTCCTCCCAATGTGCGGTGTGCTCACGATTATCCCCGCGTGCCTCTCTTGCCTTTTCGATCCGCATTTCCAGACGAGCAAGCTTTTGCTTTCTGGCGTACTGTACCTCTGCCGCTACACCGAACGCCCACATCATTTCATCCAGCACGATCTGCACGTCCGCGATCTCCTCGGCGATCTCGTCATAGTTGTCAATCAGTCCGTCCCCAAGCCCGCCGCGGCCCGCAAACGTCACCCGCTGCGCCTTGCACAGCTCCTTTGTCAGCTCTGCCATTTCTTCTATTGCAACCGCAATCTGCAAATCATAGCCAAATGTCTCAATCGCAGACCAATAGATGTTTTTTGTGTCTGTCATTCCTGCGCCGCCTCCATTTCCTTTCGCTCCTGCATAAAGCCGTGCAGAAACAGCTCCAGCAGAGCGGATGCGCGGTTGCACAGCTTTGTGAAAGCCTTCTTGCTGATCTGCAGCTTGCCGGTCGTAACAACCTCAGTCTCCGGTCGGCCAATAATCTGAATCGTCGGATTAGGCACCAGCTTCTTTGCGCCGTCCGCCCCCACTTCGAAGAGCGGCGGCGTGGACTGTTCCATGACGATCCGCGGCGGGTATGCCTCGCCCCGGAAGCTGGTATCCCAGTTCAGCTTTTCATAATAGGCAACAAAATTGTCGAGGTCGTGCGCAAACGCGCCCATGATTTCTGCCATTTTGATTCTCCTTTCAGATTTCCACGCACTCGTTGGCGCGGATATTGATTCTTTTGCCGCCGGACTCGATCACATATCCCGGCGCTTTGAACATTGGGTATCGCTCCGCCCGGTATGTGGCTCCGATCCTTGGCTGGTATTCCGGCCATACCGGGACTTTGGCCGTTATGCGGATTCGGACGAGCCTGTGCGGCAGGCGCTTTTCTCCTTCCGGGCTCTCGGTGCGCAGACCCTCCAGCTCCTTTTCCAGTTCCCGGCGGCGCTGCTCCAGTCTTTCTGCCTGCACTTTCCCGCGGCACTCCTTCGAGCAGCACCTTGTCTCCATCGTGATCGCGCTCGGTACTTTGTAAAACGTGGCCCCGCAGACCTGGCAGACCAGCGCGACCTTGTTGGATTTGCCCATAGTTTCACACTCCTTCGTCTGGGGGCCGGTATTCCGGCCCCCGTAGGCAGGACGGGCTTTCACCGCCTGCGCACCGGCGCGCCGCGCTCGCTTGTCAAACGCTGCGCATTTCCGGGCGAGCCGCCCTTGACTGCCGTCAGGCGGCTTATAAAAAGGAGGCAAGCGATGCACGGAGGCTATGCGAGACCCCCGTGTGGGGTAACGTTGACGGGTTCCGTTTGCGCGCACGTTCCACACGCGCTTTTTTATCCCCGGCGCACGGGCTTGAGGGAGCTTGCCGTGCGCCGGGTGCAAAGCCGGGGGTTCCTCCCGCAGCCGTCTCATGGCGGAGCGGCTGCGGCATAAGTCCGATAAAATATGGTTCCCCGGCTGATTGCCTATTCCTTGGTGCTGATATCCTTGTGCAGCAGGCCGTCCTCGCTCTTTTTGAGCGGCAGCGCCCTGCGCCGCACCTGCTCATCTGGATTCCAGCCGCATTTCAGGCAGCAGGCCGTCGTGCGGTTCATGCAGGCGTTCCCGCTTTTCGGCAGGCCGCACGGCATTCCCGTTCGACATTCGTTTTTTTCTTCCGGCATTTTTAAATCTCCTGTTTTAAATCTCCTGTATATCGATTCCGAATTTCGAGCGCATGAATTTCCGGTTGCGCAGATACTCCTTTGTCCGCGTCGGCGCGGACTTCACGTCCTCTACGACGAGCTTGCTGCCGAATTTGTACGAAAAGTCCGCCGTGTACCGGATCGCGCGGATGCGCTCGCCGGTTTCGGTGATGTAGCTCTCCTGCAAGGTGAACTGCGGTTGCAGGCGCAGATCGGAGATAATGCCAGCCCGGAGCATCACCATCAGCTCGTCATACCGTCGCGCCTCCTTCTGGCTGTCGAACCGGATCCCGGCCCGCTCGGCGGGTGCGTTGTGGTACTTGGCCGCGCGTAAGCCTCCCGCATCCTCGGCGGCATGTCCGCCATGCTTTCAAACCGCAGCCCGCTCATTCGGCAGCTCCGTCCATCTTCGCGCCGCATTTCCCGCAGAAATTATGCCATCGCGAGCACAATGTTGCGCCGCACACCGGGCAGCAGTCATACGGGATGTCCATATGCACCATATTTCTGCGGTAAAGTGTAGAGTGGTCTCCCGCTAAAACTCCGATCTCCTCATGGTATCCCACAATCGTCCTCGTGCGCACTTCCGTCACCGGCGTTCCATGCACCACCTCCGCAACGTCGGCGGCGGGAACTTTTTCAAGTAGATTTACTGCAACGAGTACGGCGCAATTCCCGCACAGCCCAATGTCCGAGCACGTTCTGCATTGCTCCGATTTTATGTATTTCACCGCCGCTTCGCGGCTGATATAGCCTTCAAGCATCGTTCATCCTCCTCATTTTTGCTCCGCAGTCCTCGCAGTAAGATGCACGGTAGTCATCCCATTCGTGTTCTTCACCGCAATTTGAGCAGATTTGCATACCGTCTTCCTCCAGCCATACGCCATACACAATCGGCGCAGCATCGGCAGTGCGCTGACGAAGCAGAAGCGTTTTCACCCGTTTGGGTGTCCAGCGCGGATTTTCCGCGTTGCTGGCTTCAAAATCTTTCAGTGCCGCTTCGCGGCTGATGTATTCGTCAGGCATGGTTTACCCTCCTGTTCCACGCTTTCACAACGTCCTCTATCGCCGTTTCTTCTTTGTCATAGGTTATGGTGGACATAGAACACAAGCATTGATTGCATTGTATTGATGCTTCATACCCTTTTCTTGCTCTGTACGGTTCAAGAAGTGCTTCGCCACCGCAGAACGGGCATGGTTTCAGTTCAGCCATCCTTCTTTCCCTCCATTTCCTGCATCGCCCGCGCTGCTTCCTCGTGGGTTAAAAATACGGTTTTGCCGATGTCCTCTGGTCTGATCGTCCCGAGACCTAGCGTATTCAGCACAGTCCGCCCGTTCAGCGTGCTCACGTCCGATACGGTAAAACTATATACCCGCTTAACCGGGTAATTGCAGTATGTCCACAGTTCATCTCCCTGCCTGCACGGCGGCACGACCACGCGCCCGTCCTTGTCGGCCTCGGCAAGCTCGCGGAGGCGGCTAGGCTCCACGCCCAGCGCCTGCGCTGCCAGATTTATCATTGTGTCCTCCGTAAATGGAGCCTTGATTTCCTCCGGCGTCAGACCCGTGTCCTCGTAGGCTTTCAGCCGTCCGTACAGATCGCGGGCCATCTTGCGGAAAATATCCTTGCCAAAGCCGTTGCTCGTTGGGCCGTTGATCAGCACGTTGAGCGTGCTGTCCCGGAACTGCTTCCACTCGATTTCCTTGCCGCCGATCGCGGCGTGCAGAAATCGGTCGGTATCCGGGTCTACGTTGATATTAGGTCTTGTCAGTCGTTCCATGTCTCTTCCTCCACATACCGCCAGCTCTGCGGCGGGCGGGGGATTGGCTTTGGTTTTGCCTTGAGCGCTACCTCTACCTCATTTGGCACAGCGTAAAATTCCCGCAGTTCTCGCGGGGTGTCGTAAATTTTAAGATCATCGATCTGCATGCCGTATCCGTGCTCCGTGCCCAGATACTTGTATATGTCCTCGCGGGTGAGGCAGGCATCCACCGTCGCCCATTTGGGGATCATGCAAAGCGGGTAGACCGTGCCGATCTTATTGCAAGTAAATTCCGCAACGACTTTCCCGTTGGCGGCCTCATATCCAAACGCCTCCGCCTGTTCGCGCTCATAGGCCGATTCCGCCGTAATAGCCGGCGCCCCTGCGTTGGCTTTCACCATGAGCGCCCCCTTTCCGCCTGCGGTACAGTAGATATATCCCTTAAACGGTACACCGCACCTCGGCGCGGTCTTGCGGATTTCGACCGTTTTACTCCCGTTCAGGATCTTCCTCACCCACTCCGGGCAAATACTGATCAAAACAGCTTTACTCATGCTTGTCTCCTTCCTCCGGTGCGCCGCGCCATTCCCAGTTGTCTGTGCTGCTCCCGATTCCGGAGCATTTCATGCACGCGCAATCCGGTTTCTTCGCGCAATTATCGCAGTCTTCTTGGCCGGTCGGCTTAAACCCTTCCGGGCAATCCTCAAACCTCGCACAAAACATGCAGCCAGCTTTCCGAATCTCCTTTTTCAGCGCCGCGTTCTCGGCGGTCAGGCGCTCGATGAGGTCGGCTGCGTCCGTGCCAACCTTGTCAACGTCGCAGCTTGTCCATGTATCCGTTCCCAACTTCTCTTTGAGCCGCCCGTTCAGCTGTTCTTTCTTCCAGTATGGGCACTGCTCGCAGTTACTTGTATGGTCGCCCGGTGTAGACGTGCACCGCAGCGCCTGCACGATTTCCTTGATCATACGCTATAAACCTCCAAACTAAATTCGGGCAAGCATCCTCCGCTTCCCCTGTATTTGTTTTTCAGCAGGAAGGCCCCATCCCTGAGGTAGCATAGGCCCTTTCCTCGCTCACAGATGAGTCGACGCTCGCCGTCCGGCGTTACCACCGCTTTCAGCACCCGCACAGCCCGGAACCACTCATGGTTTTCCGTGCTGATATTCAGAATAACGATCTCACCGATCCTTGCAGCAGCCTCATCGAAACTCAGCCTGCGCCCATGGCTCTCAACTATCTCGCCAGCAGTCGGAACACCGAGCAGATCATCAAACGATATCTGGCTGTATTCCCGTTTTCTCATTCTAGCCACGCCCGATCCGGAAGCGCGGCGAGCAGCCGTTCAAATTTTCTCGTGCTGTCCTTGTACTCACGGAAATCGTCGGCTTCCATTTCGTCATATGCCTTTTCGATTTCCCTGATCGTATCCAGCAGCGACGAATTTTCGTTGCGCAGGATATCAAAAGTCGCCTTGAGATAATCGTACTGCTGCCGCAGGTCGAAGAATGCAAGCAGAATGCCAAATGCCCAGCCGATGCGCGAAAGCATTTCCGCTTTGGTCAGCCTGCAAAGCCGCTTCCCAGCTTCCGTCTGCGCAAGCCCTTGTTCGTAGCTCGTGAGAGAAAAATAGTCCTCATCCTCACTGTCGTACCCAACCAGATTGTAGCGGTTGCCAATCAGAGCGACTGTTGCATCGTCAAAGTCTCGGTAAAAGTCCTCGAAATCCTGCTCATACAGCCTCATTTGCAGCTCGTCGGCTTTTGCGGATAAATCTGCGAAAGCCATGCGAAATTCCCATTCCGCATCCTCGTCGCCATCGAGTGCATTGAGAAGCGTCTCGTCGTTGTCTGCCTGCTCAATGTAGTACCGCACGCCATTGCAAGCCTCTACGATGTCGTCGAGCTCCTGCGTGATGTTGTACGCGCCCATTGAGGCTAGTGCCGGACGCTTGTATCGCAGATTTCTCGTTTTATCGCTCATACCATCGCCCCCGGCCAGATGTCCGGCTGGTATCCGAGCTTTGCCACGCTGGCCGACTGGTGGTATTCCGGCCGCTTGAAGCTGTAGCCCCAGCGTTTTGCCGCCCAGAACAGGGCCGCCGTTTCATCCGCCGCGTGGACGGTCAGCTGGCGGCCTGCGTAATCCACCACGAAATAATGCTTGCCGGTATATCCCGGCTGCTCGACGATGTCCGCGCGCTTCGCGGGCCGTTCGCCCGGATAGCTGATACTATTTTGCCGCATAGCTCTTGCCCCTCCTGTCTTTGTTTGCCGCCCGCTCGATCTGCCGGATGGCGGCTATGTCCGGCTCCAGGCTGAGTTTGGCCCGGTGGTTGATGTCGTAGATGTAATTCCGGATGCTCTCATAGAGCGCCCAACTGCAGCACCGCGCGCTGCATCCGGGTTCCCGGCCGGGGCAGTCCTTCGCGCACGGCGACGGGATCTGCCGCATACGCGGCGCGTAGATCTGCGCCGTCATAGCGCTTCGTCCTGCACGCACTGGAGCCAGTACGCCAGCTTTTGCAGCCGCGTCTCCTGTTTGAGCAGTTCGTCGGTTGTCTCATGATCGATGCGCGGCATTTCGCACAGGAGCGCCCGATCATTCTTGAGATCGTCCGCGTAGGCGTTCACCGCCTCGATCACATCCGCCAGCTGGCCAGGGCAGAAGCTGACCGGGATCTTTTGCTCCGTCACAGCCAGATCCCCGTAAGGAACGTCGTGATCGACACGCCGCCGAGGACGGCGGCGATCTCCGTCGCGTGGGCGCAGCCCGCGATGATGCACAGCGCGAAGCCCACGCCCGACAGCCAGATGCACCCCAGCCGCGCCAGCCGCCGCATGGCTTTGCGCCACTGGTAGATCGCCATGATCCGCGCCCGGCGCTCTTCCGGGCTTTCCCCTTCAGGAACTTCCGGCGGCTCATACCCGATCCGCCGCTCTGCAAGATTGGTTCTCATAGTGCTTCTCCTTTCTCTGTCTCCTGCATCCGCCTGACGAGCCGCGCCAGACGGGCGTTTTGTGTAACGAGCTTCTGCGCGTCCAGATCCAGCCCCTTGCGCTTGAGCCCGCCGATGATCTGCGCCGCCTGGCACTCACACACCATCGCCGCTTCGATCAGATCATGCAGCTCCTGCGCATCCAGCGTCAGGGTGTAGGTCTTTACCTTCGCCATAATATCGACTCCTATGTACGCGCCTTGCGGCGCGTTTAATTGCTGGCCGCGGGCAGACGCCCTTCGGCTGCGGCCCGCTCGAGGATCTGCCACGCCACGCGGCGGGCAGCCTGCCGGTTGGCCTCCTTCTGCTCCGGCGTCAGCCGGCGCAGGTAGTTGTCGGCGATATACGCCGTGCAGTTTGGGAAATGATACTCGGCCACGATGTGCGGCTCTTCGTCCGCGATCGGGTCATACGGTTTTCGCATGGTTCAGCCTCCTTCCGGCGTTAGTTTTTCCATATTTTGCAGATTTACGCTGGCTGTTCTTTCTTCTCGCTCTTCGGCTGCACCATAGCAGCCATGCCCTGCATAAAGATCAGCGCCTTCTCACGCATTTCCGGCGTAAGCTTGTTGATTTCCGCCGAGATCTTCTCGGCCTGCTGCTTCTGTTCCTCTGACATTGATCTCACCTCGCTATTGTCAATCGTCCCTGCGCTGTGCTATCCTTTATCTGAAAGGAGGTGTCAGCACAGTGGATAATTACTTCATTCTCACGCCCGACG